GTGTATTATCATCATTAACTAGTTTATTAATGTTCATTTGACTGGACATTTTTTTATATGGCGTCAACACATCTTCACTAACAACACCACTTAATGAAGTCAATAAATTTTCAACTTTCGTTGAATCATTTTCTGCCACGGATCTATCAAGTAAATACTTTCCTGTTTGGTCTGTATTAGCACGGATTTTTTCATTAATCTGTTCATCATCTAAACCTAACTCTTTACCTGTTGATCTATATAAATCACCCATCAATGAAATTGTTTTCATTTGGTCTGCCATGTTATCAGAACGAACGGCTGAATCTCTTAGGCTTGTAATTTGGTTTTGAGTGGCTGTACTTAATGCCGTTTCATATTGACCTCGTGAATATTTAGAGATGTTATTGTAATCAGTTGTTTTAGATGTTTCAACGGCTTTGTTAAATGCGTTGATAGCATCATTGGTTCTGAATTTATATTTCTCCAATATATCCTTTTGTATTTTGTCTACACCGACATTATAGTCAGGCAATATAGATTGAGCATTCATACCTTTACGAATCATCAACCCATCTTTATCATCATTGAGTAATTTGTTTGTACTATTATTAAACTCATTGATGGCATTAGTTACATCGATATAGTCTTTCCGTTTATCAATCTCTATCCATGTATTAGTAGCATCTTGCAATGCTTTTGTCATGGCATTTAAACCACTCGTGTTACCACCATAAGCCATTTCATTTACATTAGCCTGCACGCTACCATTAATGGTGTTTAAGCGTTGATTGCTATCATAGCCTATTAACTTCATTAGATACCCCACCTATTATTTCTGATAGCACCTTTGGTTACGAATTTCATCTTAGGCATACCAGCAGCCTCTAGTGCATCACTAGCTGGTGTGTAGTAGTTATTACCAACACCTGCACTCTTACTTGCATATTGACCTTTAAGTCCATAAATACTAGATGCACCACTTAATATCGTACCTAGCATAGCCATTCTAGTTTGTTTCTTAGCATTACTTGCTGCTGCTCGTGCGGTGCTTGCCTCGTTGCGATAGTTCATGCCGTTAAGATATTCATTGTAGATACTGTTATTCTTGTTAGTTTCCCAATTCTGAATATCCTTGTTGTACTCATCATAGCTAGATGCCATGAGTTGTAGAGGAGTTCCAGCCATCATCAAGCCACTAGCACCAGTTTCTGCCGTATTCTGCCCTTGGATAAGTCGCATCTTATCGGACATCTTATCACGTTCTTGCAAGGCTTGGTCTGCAATCTGTTCTTGCTTGCGATCGCTTATGCGTGCGTTAGCCTCTGCCACCCTTGCTTGCTGATTGTACATTGCAGCTTGTGCTTTTCCTTGTTGGTGTTGTGTAAACAACGTACCAACCATACTTGCTGCGGTTAATGCAATAGGGTTACACATTCGCATCCCCCTTTCTCAATGTGAATAAAACCATATCCCCATCGTTAATATCGTAATGAATTACCGCACCTAATGACTTTAGCCATCGAATGGTGCGGTGATTTTCTTTGTGTATGTAATTAAAAAGTACTTCCCTAGTTTGTAGCCATTCCCCAATGATATTTCTACTAACTTTTATAAATTGCTTTTGCAATGTCAAACTACGTTCAAAATCTTTACTCCCCAAAAAGTAAATGCAATGCATACCATTTAATGATGTGTTCGATACCCCATATACACATAATGGTTTCTCATTATCAATTACAATGCGACTTTGATAATCTTCCCCAAGAATATCGTTTACAAAGTCATTTTCGCCGTAGTTTGAATTTTTTCGATTAATATATTTAACCTCTAAGGCATCTATCGAACGTAAGTTGATATATAATTCACGAATTAAAGAAACGTGCTTAGAGGGGGAAATATTACATTCCATGAACATTTGGGAAACCACCGCCAATTTCTACCTCTCTTGTAACCGCTAATAGGTTAAATGGGAAAGGTTTTGAGTGTTTTATACAGATTTCTGTATTAGTATTAACGCTAGTTGCTATCTTAGGTAGTACTATTACAGTATCACCAGTAAATAGCGATTTAGGTTTTAAGATTAAATCATCTACATCATCAAATGTTTTACCAACGCTACCACCATACGAACGATATAACCGCAACGCAACTCGTGATATAGTTACCAATCTACATTGCAACGTGCCATCGTTTATTTGTTGCTCTACGCTAGGTATTTTAATTTTAGTAGTGTATGGCAAACCAACAGTAATTACATTTGCTTTACCATCTAATTTAATAACACCAGTTGGTGGTACTAACCTAGATGGCATCTGTTGTCCATCAACTACTATGTCTACCATTTGCCCTACTAGGTGAGGTGCGTTGATGTAATCAGTCTTAATTGAATTAGCGACTTTAACATAGCAATCTAGGAATACATCGGAGTTGTCCTCTGTATATAGTGGAATACTACGTTCAATGCATTTAACATTCTTATTATTAATCACACGATCTACCACAAAATAGATTGTGTCTTGCTCACCCTCTGCCACACTTTCAACATATCGGTATTTGCCATTAGTTACAAAATGCGACCAACCATATACCTTTTGTTCAGGAATATAAGTTAAACAATTGAGTTGTCCATCATCTCGAACGTAGTAAATAATACTGTCAGGGTCTTGTGCATAAGCACTTGTAATCGCTACATGACCTTTAACTAATGTTTTAACAAATAGTGTTAAGTCTTGTCCTGTGTAGTTGTCGCTCTCGTAAGAGTAACCCATATCACGAACAGTACCGCCACGCTCTTGAACGAATACACATCGGTTACCGATAAACTGTGGTTCACATTTCAATGCACCACGTTGTGTTTGTGTTTTCAAATAACAGTTAGTAGGTGTAATAGTCTTGCTCCCATCAACTATCCACTCATTACCGCTAGTTAATACAATCAAGTCATTAGCTGGCACAAGATGTCTAATTTCATACATCTTGCGGTTGATTACTGGTAGTGTGATTGCGCTATCATCTGTGATTGTACCGCCTACTTTTTCAACCCCAAAGTTAGGATAATCACCAGTTCTACTAAACCAAATGAAGTTAGGTTTGCTATCAGTTGCAGCTACTACGAACCTATCTTGATAGAATGTACATAACTTCGGATAACCTCTACCCCTATTCCAACTACCTAATTTCCATTGATAGCTAGGTTCACCCTCTTTAATGCCGTTAAGTACATTAACCTTTGCACTCTTAGCATCGGTTACACTTTTAATCTCAACGATGCCATATTGAGTGAATGGCATGATGGATAAGTCGCAATTCACAGAACCGCCTTTAATATCTGATATATATTTAAGCCTTGCTCCAGCCTCTATCTTACCTGTATCAGTTACGTTATAGTCATTCTTAGAGGTGTATGTTCTGTAATCTTTCCATGTTTGACCATCGTTGTTAGAAATCTGTAATTTGACTGTACCTTCCCATGTACCATGCGTTGTGAATTTCCACGATAGTTCTGTATCAGTACTATACGCACCAACATTGTAATTGATATTATTATAGGTCTTTTCGACTGTTTGACCTTGCATATATCGTCTTACTTTTTTCTCCACAACTTCGCCAGCAGACTTAGTGTGTACCGCTTCTACATAGTAGGCAATCTGGATTACACTACCTACCATATCCTCTGTGAAGAGGTCTTTTGTAGATGTGATCGTATCACCATTAACAGTTAATGTATGTCCGTTATCTGTGTTGATTTCATCATAAGGTTGTTCAGTCAGTTTGTATGCACTCAACCGCCAGTCAGTATCACTATATCGTGATAGCGTTTGAATAGGGTACTTACCGCTACAAATGAACATTACATCGCCACTTTGGATGCAGTTTAATTCGCCTACAATATCCGCCTCAAATGGTGTTGCTACTTCAACATTCGTATATACACCATTTCGCCACACCCTAACATATCTATCACCAAATTCAAGCATGAACGATTGGTTTTTATTGGTTGTAAACTCAAACAGTCTAACAGGTTTATCGTTGTATTTAGCATATCCGATAAACTGTGAACCTTGCCTACGTGCTACCGCTCCATAGGGTCTAATGACTGCGTTTTCAGCAAGTAGTAATGCACTTTTATATTGCTCAAGGTCAAATCGACTAGATACATCAGGCGATACCTCACCAGTAGTAAATGCGACCTGTCCGATATACATCGGTTGCATATTACCAACTCCTTGCTTTCAAATAGCTAGATACATAAGGCATATCTAGTCTGCGCTCTTTTGCACTCATAGATTTTGCCTCTTGTAATGCTGCTTGATATAACTTGTATGATTGGTCGAATAAACCACTATTACC